AAAATACCTGCTTCTTCTGCAAGTTCAAGCATACCATACCATCTATCTAAACCTTTGTCATATGTGACAAGAGCATCTATCATTTTATTTTCCACTGTCAATCTAGACTTGTGATTCTTACAATGTATCACATTACCAATAACTTCTGTTCCTTCTTTTTCTTTTCTCTTTGAGAGAAACACAATATTGCTTGAGGCATAATACAACCCTGTACCACCACCCATCACTTGTTGAGGAAACATTACACCTACTTGTGAATATGTATGATTTGTCACAAGCATAGGAACTTTTGCTTTACCTGCTTTGAGTGTTAATACTCTAAATGCACCTTTTACAAGGGCGGCTCGTGTCATGTCTTTTGTCTCTTTACCATCAGCAATGTCAGTCAATTCTTTTGATGTAGATAGCATACCAAGACTATCAAGACAAATCATCATAGGCTTACGTTCTTGTTCAGCAAGATACTTATCTAATATCTTTGTTGATTGATGAGCAAACTCCTGTATTGATGCAACTGGCAACATAACCATGCGAGAAGAATCTATACCTCTCCTCTCAATCATATCTTTCGTTATTGCAGATTCAGACTCAAAGTAAAGAACACCACCGTCAGGATTATCTGACAAAAACTGTTTGACAATACCGAGTACAAAAAATGTTTTTCCTGTAGCCGATTCTCCAGCAAAAGCGGTAATCTTGTTCCCAGCAAGCCCACCATAGATACTTCCCGATAGTAAAGCATTGAGAGCATAACTACCGGAATCAATAAAGGATTCAACATCACCTGCTTCAACACCATCAGAAACCAATCCAGCATATTCATTTCCTGTCTCCTTGATCATATCTGTCAAAAAATTCATTACAATTCCTTAAATAAAAAAGTTTTCAAGTGTATTTCTTTTTTCATATTCCCAACCAACACAATTCAATATGTCTTTCAACGGTTCAAGAAATGTTTTCTCAAATTGCGTATCGTAGTCAATAAATTTATGTAAATCAAATTCAGCAGGTAACGTGTTGCCCATACTGATAACTGTATCACCTACTGGATTTGGTATTTTAAGATACGAAAACTTTATCTTCTCACCCTCTTGAATGATCTGATATTTTCTCGTAAGTTTATGTTCTTTTAATAATTTATTATGTATAATCGTGCCTTTTACATGTATTGGTGTTCCTTTTTTGTACAACATTGTTGCATCACTATATTTTGCAATACCTTTAACAGAACGAGGAAACGCAACATCTTCAGGTGGTAGTGACTCAAATTGATTTCTAAAACTTTCAACGAATGCAATCATATCATCTTCCGTATCATTCATCAAAATTTTGTATGCATCAGCAAGTTTTTGTCTCACAATAGCAGGTGTTGAAGATTTAACCGATTCAAGTCCCTTGACTTTGATTTTAGGTTTCTCAAATCGCACACCTTCACTGTCATGTACATTAATGATATAATGTTTCTTACCAGTCCAGATTGCTCTGTCAGCAAGAACCTCACGTTTCATGAACATCTTCTGCTGATATGCATTCATGTATTCACGTAACCCATTGAACGATCTGTCAATACATTCTTGTACTTTGCCATCACACACCTTGTCAAGAAAATCAATCACCTTTGTCTTGTCACTCGTATCATCAAATACACTTTTCACAAGGTCTTCAAGATTAACATAGATGGAGTCTGTATCGGATGCAATGACATAATCCTTATCTTCTGTTTTGAGTATTTTGTTTAGATATTCATTTACATCTCGCTCAACCCATTTGGTGGATAACTGACCACCAGTCGTAATTGCTTCTGCACATCTCACATCAAAGAAACGAAAATACTGATTACCCAAAGCACCATAAGCAGAATTCAGTTGAATTTTTCTTGCCATCTGCATGTTGTCAAGTCTTGCAACTTCTTTTGATAGTTTCACTCGCTCGGATGGATTTTTTTCATTTTCGTATAGTTGTTGTGTTTCAAGCATTTGCTTCTTAAACTTGGATCTCTCATTGTACATACGCTCCATCATAGCAGGTAGAAATCCTTGTATGTCTCTGCGAAAATGATAACCATTTGCGGCCATGCTCAAATTCTGTCTCTGACAATAAGAAGTATCTATTTCACCATCAAGCAATTTATCAACTGTTACCGCCTGAGGCGGATAATCAAGAACCATAGTTTCAGGTGATACATTATACTGCATAATCAAATGAGGGTATAAACTGTTCAAGTCAAACGATACAACCCAGTTGTATGCACCAGGTTCTGGTTCTTTCACATAGGCACCTTCGTATGGATTTTCCTTGAAAGTATTTTTCTTTGGTGGAAGTACGATACCTTTGCCACGCAATTCATTATATATCAAAGTGTCCCACATTCTTACTTGTGTGAAGACATCTGTGTAATTTACTTTTGCATCATATGCAAGAACAACTGCGGTCTCAATCAATTTCAATTTGTCTTCAAGTTTATCTACAAGGTCAACGTCTTTCACGTTGTAGTCCATGAATTTCTGAAAGTCTTGTTTATATAACTGATGCAGATTGTCAAACTCTGAATAATCTAATTTACGCTCACCAAGTTCTACGTGTGCGATATGATCAAGTCTGTAATTTTCTTGTTGTGTGTATGTAAATTTACGATATAGATCAAGATAATCAAGCGTGGCGGCACCGACCAATTCAAATGCTTGTTGCTCTCGTGTACCACCGAAACCCATTTGATTAACTGTTCTCTCACTCACAAACTTCCAAGGTGACAATCTTTGATATTCAGGCTTATCAAACAACCTATTCATACGATTGACAAGAAACGGTATATCAAAAAACTTTACGTTCCATCCAGTCACAATATCAACATCAAGTTTTTCCCAGAACGAAAGAAACTCTTGCAACATGTGAATTTCATTAGAACATCGTACATATGTCACATTCTCATCACTTGGTGTATATTCACCACAACCAAATGAATAAAATTTACCTTTGACTTTTACAGTAATTGATATGACTTCTTCTGATGCTATCTGTGGATCAGGAAAACCATTCTCTGAACCAGTCTCTATGTCAATGTTTGCAATACTGATTTGATTGATATCATAATATATTGTATCAGGAAAGTTATCAGCAATAAAACAATAATGAAAGTTTGTATTACCATAAATCTTGAAGTTATCTACACCTTCATATTTACGAATAAAATCTTTTGCATCGTTTATAGAACCGCATGGAACTTCGGATACGTTCTCACCCTCAAGGGTTTTCCATTTAGATTCTTTTGCTGAAGGGATGTATAGGGAAGGGTTGTAGTCTACTTTTTGCTTGAAGTGTCGGCCTTTATCATCTATTCCACGATAGAAGATTTGACCTTTTACATTTTGGACGTTAGTATAAAAACTCATGCATTAAATCTGGTATATCTATATTGATAGGGACTCCCAATTTGATCAAGTTTATCATAGCACAAAAGAATGTGCTTGTCAATCCAAGTTTTCTTAGATTGAAATGCACCTATTAAAAATAAAACCTGTAAATATATTTTCCAAAATAATGCTTTTACGGTTTCCATGGCAAATACTTGCCTTTAGTTTTTGCGTTTATAATTAATCCATTATGGCGATTAGACCCATCATTTCTGTACGAACAATGGACCCATCCACTATTTGGATCGCCCTCTGGATCGTGAAATTCTAGTATAATCTGGTCAAAATCACAGTTTTTATAAATCCATGTCGCTAATTCTTTATTTGATAGTCCATTGATCTCAAAATCGGCGGCTTGGCCTTTTGCATGTTGTGATTTACTTGAACTTCCCACTGCTTCACATAATTTAACTGACCTGAAACCAGAGTTAATACGGACTGCTTTACCGAAATGCTCTCTGACAGGTTGAAGAATATAGCAACAAAGATTTGTTAAATTGACAACTTCTTCCATCGTAGGTTCATTAGGTATGTTTCTACGAATAGCGGTATCTGAAAATGTCATTTCTTTTAACGAAAAATTCTTTGTCAGTTTCATTTAATCCTCTTCTAAAATGGTAACCCATTGGGGCCCATGTTTTTTATAATAATACATACTTGTTTCATTTTTTTCTTGCATTTTAAATAAGAATTTTTTTCCTCTATGAGAACCCTTCAGTAGACGAGAAAAGAAATCTTTAAATTTATTCCCAACATCATCTATGGTAATATTTCTTCCTTTCACATCAAATTTATCTAATACTTTACCAATTCCTGCACTTTTATTTGTACCTATCATTGCAAAGGTTTGTCTATCCTTTATAATTACTGAATGTTGGTCATATTTCTTACCCAACTCTATCATTTCTTTTTGTCTAATATTAGGAATAAATAAAGATTTTTCATTAACAAATCCATCTTCTTCTTGATAACCGCCTTTCATTTCAATAAAACCATAACCATTATCTCTGACTATTTTTTTGAGTTCTTTATAACGCTCAAGATTTTCTTTATTAGAAAATTCTTTTCTAAAAGGTGACATTACACCAAAATTTTCTGTTTTCTCTACATGGGTCATAATTCTGGAAAGACTAGACTCTGTAATGTATGTATTAAACGATAACATATTTTCTACTTTTTTTTGTTAACAAAAAGGAAGGAAATGTATAAGTATTTCCTTCCCAATTTTTGAAAAATTATTTCTTCTCTACGAATTCATACAATTCAGATGCTTTCTTCTTAATATCATCAATGGTATATGATTCGGGTTGAAGTTCTTTCCATAATTTCATGTTTGCATCACCATGAGCCTTTGCTTCATCCCATAGTTGATACATCATATTTTCGGATCTAGCATAATTATCATTGAGATAATTTTGCGCCATTTCTAAGAGTTTAAAACGTAGTTCAAATGGATTACTAGACATAATTTCTCCTTATGTGTGTGTTTGTGTGTGTTAAAATTTTTCAAATATACTCCTAAAAAAGGCGGTCCGAAGACCGCCCCAAAAGTTATACTACTTTATGATCTACAACTTTCACTCCATCATTGATTGGAATTTCACGAGGTTTCTTTTCCTCAGGAATTACTCTTTCCAAGTCAATAGTAAGAAGCCCGTTATACAGGTCTGCACCCTTCACGACCACATCGTCGGATAGGGTAAATCTGCGAGAAAATTGCCTCTTGGCAATTCCACGATGAAGGAAGTCATTTCCTTCCTCTTTTTCAGAGGGAACGGTCTTAATTGAAAGTGTGCCGTCCGCCACTTCTACCTGTAATTCGTCTTTAGAGAATCCAGCGAGTGCCATCTCAATTTGATATGCATACTCACCAGTTTTTTTGATGTTATATGGAGGGTATCCTGAACTTGTAGTACCAGGATCAACATCAAATAGACGGGAAAATAAAGAGTCTAATCCAACACTTGTCTGGAATGCTCTTTCAAAATCTCGGATGTTATTGGGGAATGTTATAGCCATTTCTCGATTCAACATAATTATCTCCTATATTAGCGAGATTAATTTTGGAGTTACGCATAGGCTAACTCCGTGTGGCAATATGCCACGATAAGAGATGTCCAATATTGGCACATCTCATAACAACTATAATTCTATTTATAATAAATTATAACACAAATTTCGGATTTGTCAAGTTCCTGTGGATCCAAATCCACCATCTCTTTCAGTCTTTTGTAAAGGTCTATTATTAATACGACCTATCACATATGATTCGGTTTGTCTAAGTTCTGCTTGTGCTATTCTATCACCATGTTCTATTATATAAGGATCATCTGATAAATTAATCATTATACAATTACATTCTTCTACATAATCTTCATCTATAATACCTGTATTATTTGCAGTGACCAATCCCTTTTTTAAGGCATTACCAGATCGTGGATGTACTTTTATATAATATCCTGGAGGTATATCAAATATCAATCCTGTAGATATTAAATATCTCCATCTAGGTATCATTTCAAGATGATCACCTTTGAGTGTAACTTCTTTTTTGTGATTATATTGATTGAATGCTAAAAGTTTTGCATCTTTTTTAAGATATGCTTTAAGGTCAAAACATGCAGATTTTTCTGTTGCCAATGATGGGATCTCAATATCATCATGTAAACAGAATACTCCTAGTTTCTGTTGAATTTTTACAATGCTCATTATGTTTTTTTACCAATGTTATATTTGGGAGTAAGTATCCACTCTTCTTTCTCTGAAAATGAAAGTATTTTTAATTGATTGAGAGATACAACAGGATCTTTTGTTTTTTCTGGTTCAACTATTGTAAGCAATTCCCATTCTGCTAAAAGATTTGTGATTGTATTTCTTCTTGCAATATCATTCTCTGAAAAATTTGTAGGCTTACCATCTAGTGCAAACAATTCCTTGAAATGCACAATATAATATTTCTGTTGTTTGTGTAGAATATGACAAGACTGATATAATGTCTTGTCTTTGCGTGATGCGACACCAATACGTGTTAGTGTTTCTTTGATTTTAAGGAAGTCATCCGATTCCTTTATAGTGACCTCTATCATTTGGTCAACACCATAAGTCATTTCACTCCTTTCATTCCGCCCTTATCTAAAACTATCTTCATCTGTTCTATATCTTCGGTTGTCAATAAGGGTAA